AGTGACTCATCTAGTACACCTTTATTATAATCACTTAATATAACATAGTCGTATTTTGTAAAATCAGTTGCTTGTACAGCGTCTAATACTGCGGCACTATCTGCATGTTTATCATCGTCAATGCGTGTAACATAATGTCCATCGCAAATTACTCTAGTTTTAATGCTACTAGGTTGTTCGGTTTTAAATAGTGTTACATCAATGCTTAGGCTTTTTAAGTTTTCGTAAACAAGTCCAGCACCTCCAATTGTCCAAACTTCTTTTTGGTATTTAACAATTGGCACAGGAGCCTCAGGACTTAATCGTTCTGAAGTTCCATAGATATATTTGTCGATTATTACATCGCCGAGAACTAATACTTTCATAATGTTATTATACTATCTTTTAGGTTAGTTGTCAAGTAAATTAATTGTTTGAAAAACAGTATCTAACTTAGTTAAGTTAATTTTACTTTGAAGAGTGTTGCGCAATCCATGATGTAACGGTTTTGGCCATTTAGTAAAACTACACCAAGCATATCCGTCATGTTCTATATTAAGGTTAGGAATAAATTCTTCTTGAATAACACATAGATATGTGTGGAAGTGAAATTTACTATCAGGAGATATAAAACTTTCTAAAGGAAGAGTTTTTTTAATATCAGGAAGTTGTCCAATTTCTTCTTGAATTTCTCGTTTAAGACCTTCCCACGGAGTTTCGGCACCTTCGTTAGTACCACCAACTAAGCCCCACAAGTCTTTGCGCTTGCCTTGTGTGCGATGTAAGAATAAGAATCTATTTGTGTTTAAGGTGTAAAATAATGCACCACTACATGTAATACGATTGTTCATACATATAGTTAGCCGGCTAGTTCAACTCTCCATGTACCGACTGGATAGTCGCCGTCGATACTTAACAACCATTCGTTATTGTTAAACCTGTATTGCACACTTGTATTTAAATTAGTAGTGTATGTAACTGCTGTTGCAGCACTAGCATCAAATATAATATTCCACTTAGAACCGTTCCACTCGATAATATCGTTAGCACTTGCAACTAGCGCACTTGCATCTGCATTTTGCCACGCAACTGGTGATTGCGTAGCAGTAATATCACCGACATCATTTAACAACAACAACCGTACACCAGCTGCTTTAATAGAACCAGGATTGTAGTTAGTTGGATCAATAATATAGTCTATACTTGTTCGAGCTGCTATTACAGTATCGCTAGGAAAACTATCAGTATCCCAATTCATTAATATCTTACCTTCATCAAACGGACTTATGCTAAATGTTCCTGTAACTGTACTAGAATTATCTTGGCTAGTAAAGAATATACGACTTACATCAGCGGCATACATGCCTGGCAGTGCTTCAAATATTTCTCTCCAGTTTTTATTGCCAGTTATACCGTTTGCAAATAATTGTACGTTAGTACCGTCAACAAATGTACCCCATGTAGCATAATTAACATTTGCCATATGTGCTGCGGTATCAGTCTGTGATACTCTGCCGTGTTCATTTTCTGTAACACCTGGCCGTGGCACATCATCATACGCATTTAGTACAGGTTTACTTACGCCGCCTTCAATAGTGCCTAATTGTTCGTCAAACATGCTTGTAATAATATTAGTAATAACTCCCATTTTACGCACTTTTGTTGGTGGGCTAATATAGATAGGAATACTAAATGACATAGTAGCAATGTCAATTTCACTATCAACTCCTGCCGGCACACTTCTACTTGACCATGTTACGTTTTCTAAATTTACAACACTAATACTAGTCCAATCAATAAAATTGTCAGTAGTTTGCATTTCTAAACTTGGATTAAACAATACTAGTATTTGTTCTAGTATTTGTAATTTTTGATCAGTATTGCTTGTCCATAGATCTGCGTTTAATCGCATCATATAAGGAGTAGGAATTAACCGTTCAACTGTGTAGTTTTTACCTTGAGTATTTAAATACTCTCCTGTATCTGTGTCGTATTCACGTTCTCTAATGTTAGTTTTACGTGTATAAGTTGCATCTGTTAGTCTATCCTTATCTAATTCAAGACCAGTCAAGTATACTGCAATGCGAGGCGCACTAGGTAGTTTGTTTTCAGAGTTTTCTCTAATAATATTTGCTACTTGGCGAGTTAAATCACCATACATTACAGGTACGTCTTTCTGCACACCTTTTCCGTCTTGTACAGGAAAGTTTGCTAAAATACGCATCATTTGCGTAATGTATCTTCTTACTTGTCCGTCATAAAAATGTTGCATTATGTATTATCCGCCTTTGGTTTAAGCGCCTTAGAAAGACTCTGTCTTTCAGTGACTGTTTCACCGGCAATTTGACTAGTTTTAGTATTATTAATAAAGCTAGACTTATATGTTTGTCTCTCAAGTGTATTACTTAGTGACATTCTAATATCATCCTGTACCTTAACCCAACGTGTGCCATCGTAGCGGAACATTCTGTTTGGTAAAAAGTCTGTACGTAAAAAATAGTCACCATCTTCATTATTAGCTGGAAACGAAATGCCAAATCCAAACGGTGCACCATTTGGGGCAGTAGATCCTGTACCTACTAAGTATCCTGAATAACCTTCTCTATCAGGCTTAGCATTGATTGCATCTGCACCTATTAAATTACTTACATCTATGTCAGTATCGTCAACTGTCTGTAAAGCAACACTGCCGTCATCATTTGTTGCAATAGAGTAATAATGACTTATGTCATATCCACTCTTAGGTGCATCAGCTTCTGCTTGTGCAACTACAGCATTAGAAATTTGCATTTCTTTTTCATATGTTGATAGCATATCACGTAATGTGTCGTTGCTACCTTCTTCTGCAGGTAAGTCTAATATTTCGTTGTATTCTTGTCCATCGTATATTTGTTTTAATTTTAAGCGATATAAGTGTGGAAACCAAGTTTGACTGAATCCTTCTGCTGCACGATTAACGTCCTCTACAACGTAAAAGCGTTTAAGTGCAACTTTATAATCATTAAGTGCATATTCATCTTTTAGGTGCGGTAACTCAATTACATCACCTGACATAATTTTTCTACCTAATGTTTTAACACTACTATTCATATGAATAGTTACCATTAAGGTATCATTACTTAGGAATAATCCAAATTGTGATAAATCAAAATCAATATCTTGAATATTATAAATGCCACGCATACTGTATACGTCTGGATCATACTTCCTATCTCTATTTTCTAAAAATAGCAAGTCTTGTATGTTAGTTTCTTTTACAGCATCATAAGTAGGCTGGTCAGCAGTTCCTGAACCTACAGCAGGGTTCTCTGCCCCAAGAAACTTGTGGACATTAAGATCGGTACCGCCGATAGTGAACATTTCTAAGATCTGCTTGTCTAAGAAATAATAATCATTACCGCGTTCCGGTTTGTATAGTGATAAGCGAGGGATAACCATTCTCCTATTGTTATACATATTTATCGTAACGATAAATACTAATGGAGAACTTCATATGACACTAGCGACACAAAAACAAGAAGTATACGATTATGTTAACACATTCCTCGGAGGAGGTATGGTTGATGTTGAACTTGATCCTATACACTATCAAACTGGCTTGAATAAAGCACTAACACGTTATAGAATGCGCAGTGAACATGCTGTTGAAGAAAGTTATATGTTTTTAACTACAGTAGTAGACCAAAACGAATATACACTCCCAAGTGAAATAATGGAAGTTCGCAAGTTGTTCCGTAGAAGTATCGGCTCACGTGGTTCTAGTGGCGAAGGTGGCAGTTTGTTTGAACCATTTAACGCAGCATACACAAATACCTATTTGCTATCAGGATCTAAAATGGGTGGATTGGCAACATATGATATGTTTGCACAACATCAAGAACTTGTAGGTAGAATGTTTGGTAGCTTTATTGAGTTTACATGGAGTAACACAACTAAAAAACTTACACTACTTCAGCGTCCTAGAGCAGAAGAAGGACTACTACTTTACTGCTATAATTATCGCCCAGATGCTGAAATACTAAGTGACTATCTAGCTGTACAGTGGATTAAAGATTATACCCTTGCTAGTTGTAAGTATATGCTAGGCGAAGCACGTTCAAAGTTTGCTACTATTGCCGGACCACAAGGTGGCTCAACACTTAATGGCGACACTCTAAAAGCAGAAGCACAATCTGAAATGGAAAAGCTAGAGATTGAAGTATCAATGGCAGTTCCAGGCGGCACTGGCTACGGATTCTTAATTGGCTAAAAAACACCAAAGTTTACGCTAACATCTTGCTCCTAATGTAAATACTAATACAGCAGGGAGAGTCCAATGTGTTCACCGTATGTAAGAAAAGAAGCTAACAGACTTAATTGGATAGTCAAAGGTCACCTTTGTGATCTAAGTTGGTCCGATGAAGATGTCGAAAAAACCTACCATTCATATTTTAAAAGACTTTGGGGTAATAACGAAAGTTATATCCACGAAGCAGGCTTTGATGCAGCTTACGAAGCAAGAGAAGCAGAAATATTAGATAAAGAAATAGCAACTGTTGCTGTACTAGGCGGACACAACGATTAACGGTTGACATCTCTAAGCTTATAGTATATACTATATAAAAGTAAGGAGATTGATTAAATGACTAAGCCTAAGTTATTAGTAATTGGACACGGCCGACACGGCAAAGATACTTTGTGTGAGATGCTTCGTGATAGTTACGGATACACATTTGAAAGCAGTTCAAAGTTTTGCAGCCTGCAATTTATATACAATGATCTAAAGGACAAGTATGGATATGCTAATGAGGAAGAGTGTTATGCTGACAGGCATAATCACAGAGCAGAATGGTATAATGCTATTTGTGATTATAATGTTCCTGATGCAGCGACTCTAGGCAGAGAGATGTTTGAAGCTTACGATATCTATTGTGGGCTACGCAACAAACGTGAATTCTTTGCAATGCAAAACACTGGTGTATTTGATTACTGTATTTGGGTTGATCGCAGTATACATCTAGAAGCTGAATCTACCGACTCAATGAGTTTGGAACAATGGATGTCAGACTTTACAATTGATAACAACGGTACATTAGAAGATTTAAAATTTAATCTAGATCAATTAATGGACTACTTAGAAGTCAGGGCGTAAGTCACCTTGTTTCCAGCGTATACCTTCTTTTTGAGTTATACGTTGACAGTTAGCACATATAGTTTTTAAGTTGTTTGGCCTACAGTTTTGTAGATCTCCATCTATATGAAATACATTAAACTGTTCTAGGTGATTTGATTTAAACCCACACTTTTCACAGACATTCTTTTTTTCGTAACCACGTTGTTTCCATAATGGAACTCCGTGACTTACTCCATTACGTAAACAACGTTCACACTTCTTTCTATAATAAGTTTTGCCCAGCTTTCTGTAGTTTATTGCTGCAGGACGCTGCCCGCATATGCATAAAGGTCTCATATTGTATTTAGCTCACCTTTTCGGTGCCTTTTTTGGTAGTATTCGATAGGTGTTTTATTCCGAAAGTAATAAATACTGTATAGAAGAAGTACACTACCATCCAACAGGAGAAACAACATGGCATTAGTATCACCAGGCGTAGAAGTCAATGTAATCGACGAATCATTCTACACCCCAGCGGCAGCTGGTACGGTACCTATGATCTTTGTTGCTACAGCTAGTAATAAAACTAAAAGTAGCGGCACAGGAACAGCAGCAGGTACAACAAAAGCAAATGCAGGCAAACCATATTTAATCACTAGTCAGCGAGAGCTTGGTGAAACATTTGGCGATGCATTATTTTACAGCGACAGCAATGGCAATATGATCCACGGCGGAGAGCTTAATGAATATGGTCTTAATACAGCATATTCAGTATTAGGCGTTTCGAATCGTGCATATGTTGTACGTGCTGATTTAGATACATCACAACTAACTGCAAGTGCAACAGCACCAGGCGGAGAGCCAGCTAATGGTGCTTATTGGTTTGATACATCAACTAGCAACTACGGCATCTTACAGTGGAATGGCGCAACTATTAACGTTGCCGGCGGACAATCATTTACTGCACAGAAACCTAGAGTACTTACAGTAGTAACTGACTTAGTTAACAATGCAAAAAACAATATACCAAAAGCATCAATTGGTGCAATTGGCGAATATGCTATTGACGCTAACGACACAATGAACCGTTTGTACTACAAAACACCAGGTTACGGTACAACTGCTCAAAGATTAGCAAACGTAGGTACATGGGTTGAAGCAGGCGGCGATACTTGGAAAGCAAGTTGGGCAGCAACACGCGGCACAACAACAAATCCAGCACTAACTGCAAGTGATTCAATTACTATTAATACTACTAACGTAGTATTAGCAGCTGGTACAACAATTGCTGATTATGTTGCAATTATTAATGCAGCAGGTATTGCAGGCGTAACAGCAGCACTAGTTAACGGTTCAATAGAGTTGTTTGGAAATAGCTTATCTGATTCAGACGGCGCAGGCGCAGGCACAGCAGACGGTA